AATTGAACACTGTGTACAGTTCCACTATCAATGTGGATGGCAACATCAGAATTGAAAATAATTTAATCACCACACAGACCACCAATTCAAATCTACAATTGAGTGGTGCTGGCACAGGCAGTGTGGAGATAGAAAATTTTAGAATCAACGACAACACCATCACCAATACCACTGGTGATATGACCTTTACTCCGGCCACAGGTGTCACTGTGTTCACCGGCACAGGCAGTGTGAGATTGCCAGCTGGTGGTGACGCTGCCAGACCTGCCACACCCACTGTGGGCATGATCAGATACAACACTGATTCTAGTCTATTTGAAGGTTATGATGGCAGTTGGACTGTGCTGCAAGGTGTGTATGATTTGGATCGCAACACTTATATCACTCCAGAATTAACTCCTGGAGCCAATGACAACACCATAAGATTTTACAGCAACAACACTTTGGTGGCAAATGTCAACAGCACTCGTTTTGATGTGAACACATTACAAGTGGACAGCATCACCATATCAGGCAACACATTGACCACCACAGGTACTAACCAAGATTTGATATTGAATGCCAACGGCACAGGCATCATCAGAATTGAAAATTTAAATTTTCAAACCAACACCATTACCAATTATGTGACAAATGCTCCCATCATATTTGAAACCACCGGTGATGGTTATGTGGATTTGAGTCAGGCAGGCGGAGTGCGTATACCTTATGGATTGTCTGCACAGAAACCCTCTGCTCCTGTGATAGGATTGATGAGATACAATCAAGATGATTTGTATGTGGAAATTTATGACGGTGCAAACTGGGTGTCTGTGGCAGGATCAGGCGGTGCTGTAACACTCACACAGGCAGAGCAATTTGCGGTAGAATATGCACTTACTTTAGGATAAAACATATGACACAAACGGTTAAATACACACAGAAATAGGACACAAATCACATGGCAACAGCATTCAAAAACAAGATTATCAGTGCAGTAGGCACCAGTCCTGTGAAGATATATGAAGGTCCTGTGGGAGTGGAAACCACTGTGATTGGGCTCAGTTTGGCCAATATCACTGCAGGCATAATCACTGCCAGTGTGTTTGTGCAGGATGACACCAGTGCTCAAGCATTTTACATAAAAAACGCACAGATATCACCAGCATCATCATTGAGAGTGGTGGTGAGCGGAGAAAAATTAATCATACCAGCTGAATATGATCTGTTTGTGGAGAGCAACACAGCAGCAGCAGTGGATGTGGTAATGAGCTATGTGGAGATAACATAATATGCAATACATCGGTCAAACAATTGCCAACACCATTAAAAGTCACAAGGATAGATATTTCTATGGCCTGCGTAGAACTGATGCAGGTGAACTGTATCTGGCCAAGGTGGATCAAACAGAACTAGGTGACAGTGTGACCATCAACAACCCAGGATTGGCATCTGCCAACTATGAGGAATGGGCTGAAGGACAGGATTTTTTTGATGGTAGAGATGTGAATCACGATAAAATTTATACCAATTTAAAATATGAACAGTACAGATGGGATGATGTCAACTTGTATTACTATATCAATTCCGAAGGTGAATTGGTGGTGCGAATCAATCATCCTATTGATATGGAAAATCCAGGAGCAGCAGCCAGCGCTTACACCTATCCCAATGTGAGCGAAATACCTCTGTTCACAGGAGCTTCTATCAAATGGGATCAAGACACCATCACTTTTGACAACAATGAATCTTCATGGGACAGAACTTAAAAGGTATATTTGTATTATGGTAAATATTAACAAACACAATCAAGGACACACATGGTAAAACAGATAATCAATGATGGCGTAACACCCAATGATGGTCAGGGAGATAATCTAAGAGCCGGAGCTATCAAAATCAATTCAAATTTTGACGAAATTTACTCAGCCTTGGGCAATGGAGTCAGTCTGACTGTGATCAACAACAATCTGATCACTGCCACAGGTCAAAATAAAATCACTTTCAAATACAACAATTTGGCAGGTTTGCCCAATGCTACCACCTACAGTGGCATGTTTGGTTTCACCAGTGACACTGACAAGGCTTATGTGGCTGTGGATGGCACATGGACAGAATTATTAACCACTGCTTCCAGCATCAACTCTCTGAGTGATGTGAACACCACAGCAGTGCCTGCAGATGGACAAGCTCTATTATGGAACGCAGCCACTTCCAATTGGATTCCTGGCACAGTCAGCGGAGGAGGCGGAGGCGCAGCAGCCACTACTTTTTTAGCTCTCACAGACACTCCAGCCAACTACACAGCAGCCGGCAGTAGATTTGTCAAAGTCAACAGTGGAGCAACTGGATTAGAATTTGTGGCAGGCATTCAAAGTTCTGATGTCAGTGCCATATCAATCAATTCACTGTCAGATGTGGACACAGCCACAACAGTGCCTTCAGTGGGACAGGTTTTAAAATGGAATGGCACCAATTGGGTACCAGCAGCAGATGCCACGTCAGGTGGTGGTGGAACCAATGCTGACACACTGGATGGATTTGACAGCACATATTTCTTGAATTATCAGAATTTGACCAACCAGCCCACCATACCAACCACTTTCTTAGCGTTGACAGACACTCCGGCCAACTACACATCAGCAGGTGGCAGATTTGTCAAAGTGAACGCAGGAGCCACTGCACTGGAATTTACCAGCGTGAGTATTCCTGCCACATTGGATGATCTCACAGATGTGGTAATATCTGCACCCACAGTGGGAGACATGCTGTACTACAATGGCACCAACTGGGTCAAACAGAATGGTCCCATAATCAGATGGAGTTTAGCCAACAGTGGCACTTCAGATTACGTGTACACTGGTCCAGGATTTTATGCAGCCACCAATGATCCCACTCTGTATCTGCACAGAGGAACCACATACATTTTCAGCAACACTGTGCATGCCACTCATCCTTTGGAAATCAGAGTGAGCAATGGAGGTGCTGCATACACCAATGGAATATCTGGTGATGGCACTGCCACTGTAACTTTCACAGTGCCCATGGATGCTCCCGGCACACTGTATTATCAATGCACAGTGTATTCAAGCATGGGCAATACCATCAACATTGTAACTTAAAAATATGAACAACGAACAACACATTGAACAGATAGAAGAAACACTGGGATCCAGCAGATATTTCTATGGCCTGCGCAGAACTGATGCAGGTGAATTGTATCTGGGCAAGGTGGATCTCATGAGTGCCAACAGCACAGATGCATTGCAGATCAATCTGCCAGGCAATCCCACTGAAAATCTACCCAGCTTTGCCAGAGGAGTGGATTTTTTTGAAGGCAGAGATGTGGAGCACACTAAAATTTATGATAATTTAAACTATGAACAATTTCGTTGGGACAGCAGAAATATTTTGTATTACATTGATTCTGAAGGACAACTGGTTCTCAGAGTGAATGAATCATACACTTACCCCGTAGGAATATAACATGCCAGAATTTAAAATTGAACGCATACGTTTTAGATGGAGAGACTCTTGGTCTGCCACCACAGTGTACATCAAAGATGATGTGGTGCGTTTCGGAGCCAAAGTGTATGTGTGCTTGATAGCTCACACTGCCAATGCAAATTTTTACACAGATTTTGACAATGCCTCTCCCAAATGGAGTCAGATGTTGGATGGGCAAAGCTGGACTGGTGATTGGACTCCCAGCACTTTCTACAAGATCAATGACATAGCCAAACTGGGTTCCACATTGTGGATCTGTTTGGAACCACACACCTCCAATGCTGACGCGAATGATGCATTATCAGGTGATGAAGCCAAATGGACTGTGTTTGCAGAAGGTGAAAACTGGCGTGGTGATTGGACTCCCAGCACTGCATACATCAAAGGTGATTTGATTCGTTATGGTGGAAGATTATATCTCTGCGCATTGTATCATGTGAGTGCCACAGCGTTGGAAGGATTGGAATTGGATCTACCCAACTGGACCTTGTACACAAGAAATTTAGATTACAAACTGGAATGGAATGTCAACACCAGATACCGATCAGATGAGTTGGTTAAGTATGGTGGCATAGTGTACAGAGTGATCACAGGACATCAAAGTGCTGTGAGCAATGTGTATGTGAATCCCAACTTCACCACAGACAGTGTGGCTGGCATGGGTGCTGCTTTCAAAGTTTTTAGAGTGGGTGCTGTGTATCACGTGCAGTTCACCAACACTGGAATGGATTTCAGTGCGTCTGATCAGATCACTGTATTGGGCACACAGTTGGGTGGATTTGCACCCAGCAACAATCTCATAATCACTGCATTGTCAGTGGAGACAGATGGAGCCATCATAAATTATTCTATCACAGGCACAGCAGCAATCACTGCAGATGGATTGGAAGCTGATTTTGGAAAATTTGAAACAGTGATTGACGGCATAGAATACAAAGGCGATTACACTCAATACACCAGATACAAAAAAAATGACATTGTGAAGTATGGTGGATCCAGTCTTTGGATCTGTATGGATGCAACGAATGTAGGTGTATTTGCTGACAGCGCAGTGCTGGATGAAAGCAAATGGGATATCTGGTTGCCTGGTTTGGGATTTGAAGCACTATGGAGTGCAACCACTTATTATCAACAGGGTGATGTGGTGATGTATGGCGGATACAGCTATGTGTGTTTGTTGAGCAACATAAATGTACTGCCCACTGTGGCAGTTGACAGCAGCAGTGCTTGGAAATTAATGGTACCAGGTTATAACTTGAGAGGTGACTGGCAGGATGATGACAGCACAGCAGCCACTCAGTACAAAACTGGTGACGTGGTGCGCAGCGGAGGTAATTTATACATTGCTGTGCGAGACAATGCAGGTGATCTACCACTGGAAGAAACTGCTTATGATCCTGGCACTGATTCACCTTATCCTTGGCAATTGTTGGTCACAGGTAAAAGATGGAGAGGTCCATGGTACGAGGTTGATCCCGTAACTCAACAGAATAGATTTTATTATCCTGGTGACGTGGTCACTGTGGCAGGCACCACTTTTGCCTGTGTGGAATATCATGAAGCTGACATATCAGCTGCCAAACCCACTCTGGATTTGGAGAGTGAAGCTGTAGGACCTTTGTGGGTCAAATTAGCTCAAGGTGGCGTGGCCAATGTGTTGGAACATGTGGGAGATATCAAAACCATAGGTGACGACAGTGTGACCTTTGCTCTCAACATAGGAACTTCAGGAGAATCACTACAGATCACCAACAGCATACCAGACTGGAAACCACAAGATGTGATCACCAACGTTTTCTATGTGTCCACACAAGGTGTGAATGCACTGAACAGAGGAACCACATTGCAGACTGCATTTAGAACTGTGAAATATGCCTGTGATTTTGTGAATGCTGACAAATTATCTCGAACACCGGCCACAATTTTTATCAAGACAGGAATTTATGAAGAAATATTGCCCATCAACGTGCCCTATGACACAGCATTAGTGGGAGATGAATTAAGAAGCACCAGCATCAGACCAGCTGAAGGTTATGAAGGATCCAACATGTTTTACGTGAACAATGGATCAGGCATAAGAAACATGAGTCTACAAGGACTGTATGGCACACTTGGAGCAAATAATCAATATCTAACCAAGAGACCCAGTGGTGGAGCATTTGTTTCTCTTAACCCTGGAAATTCTCCATCAGATACCACTGCATGGATTACCAACAAATCACCCTATGTACAAAACGTATCCACATTCGGCACAGGTTGCGTGGGATTAAAAGTGGATGGAGATCTACACAATGGTGGCAACAAATCAGTGGTGGCCAATGACTTCACACAGATTATTTCAGACGGTATAGGATTTTGGGTCAAAGGTGAAGGAAAATCAGAATTAGTTTCTGTGTTTACATACTACTGTCACATAGGATACTTGGCAGAAGACGGCGGCAAAGTGCGTGGAACCAACGGCAACAATTCATATGGTGCATATGGTGCTGTGGCAGAAGGTTTTTCTTTGGCAGAAACTCCCATCACTGCTGAATTAGACAACCAATCTGGAGAAGCATTGATCAACAGTGTGTACAACGATGAAAATCAGATATTTTGTTTTGGATATTCGCACACAGGTCAGGATTACACCAGCGCCACAGTGACCATCACAGGTTCAGGTGCAGGAGCATCTGCCTTCATAGGTTATGACAACACACGCTATCAGTCCATCAGCGAAGTGAGATTAACAGATCCTTTGGACAGCGGAATTACAGGAGGATTAGGTTACACCAACATACTGGGCAATGCTCAAGGTGGTGATGATAACAGCATACTGTTGGCTGCACAATATGAACCACAATATGAAAAACTTTTCACAGCCACCAGCGGAAACCCAGCCAACACCATCACTGTGCAAAACATCACAGAAATGAATGTGAATGATGCAATTATTTTTCCAAGTTCGGCTTTTGGCAACATAGTGCCAGACACTGTGTACTATGTGAAAGAATTAGTGAATGCTGCCACCATAAGAATAAGTGAAACTCCTGGTGGTGCAGTGTTTGTGCTCACAGGAGCCACTGGTGTAGGATATTTTGTAGCGGGTAGAATAATAGGACAAAGAGTGCAAATCATAGAAGGCACAGGCAGAGGTCAGTACGGAGTGATATCCTACTATGACCATCCCAACAAAAGTATCAGCGTGGTGAGACAGTTTGATGGATTACCTGGTTTTGAACATCTTTTGGGAGGGTTGGCCATTGAACCTGTGTTGGATGGATCCACCAAATACAGCATTGAACCTTTGGCATCTTTTTCAGATCCCACATATTCTGTCAGCAACACCACACTGCCCATCAGTGCCACATGGGGAGTGGTAGGATCAGCGCGATTCGGCAGCACCAATGTCACTGTGGTACTCAGTGCCAGCGGTGGATATTTTACCACCAACGGCAGCACTTGGACAGCCTGCACAGGATTGGCTCCAGTGAATTATCTTTATACAGCTCGAAGCAGCACTCATTTATTAGCCATATCTACCAATGCTATATCCGGCACCACCACAGGATCCACTTGGACAGGATTAACCACTCCAGGAGGTTATGGTTCATTCACCAGCATCTCATGTGAACAGGATATTTTCATCATCACCACCAATCAGGGTTTTGTATTGAGATCCGCAGACAATGGAGTATCGTGGACTGCAGCAGCAGTAGCGCCTTATGATGGATCCACACCAGCGCTCACACATTCAGCCGGTGGATCAGGTCTGTTTATTGTGTGTGATGACATGGGACAAACTTATGAAAGTCCCAATCTAGGTGTGAGTTGGTATGAAGGACCTGACATAGGCAGCACAGGAATAAATGTGCAGGACATTGTGTATGGCAACAATAGATTTGTGGCAGCTTGCAATGATAATCCCAATGACTCCAGCACATTGAGCAACAGATTTTATTACACACTGGCCAACCAGAGCACTGTGGCAGCATCTAACATCACTGTGTGGCAGCCCAGTGAATTACCACCAGAGTCAGATCAATATGTGATCAGTTACAGTCAAGGATGTTTTGTGGCCGTCACTGAATCAGGAGATCTTGCAGAAAGTATTGACGGCAAGCATTGGAAAGTTTTAGGCACACAGTTGCCCATTGGAGGTCCTGGAGTGTTTGTACAAATCACTGGTGGATCAGTGAATGGTCCATGTTTTATTCCTTTGACTGATACAAGTACCAATCAGATCAAGGTGATCAGATATGGAGCAAGAGCTTTGGGTAGAATAAGAACTAATGCT